TGAATGTTAGCATACGAACACACTGGCTATAAACATCTAAACACTAGGAACGAGGTTTAGAATACTTTTTTAAGTATATCGTGGCAGGTAAGGAAAAGCACAGAGTCCTTTAGCATACAGTGATCAAAACACCTGCTTCCATAAGTCTTGGCTGGGGCAACTCACATAAAGATAGACGGTGCCGCTGAAAACGGTTCCGTCTGACTGAAACAATCTACATAAAGTATCTCATTAATAATGTGTCTTTTAAATAAAAAGAAAGCGAAGCGACATACGAGTGAGCGGAAGCGAAATGAGTTGATGTCTGTAAGACATCTTTAATACTAAGGACTAAGTGATATGTGGATTTACAATAATAAAGAGATTATAGATCTTCCTGATGATGTGATTGGCTTTGTGTATCTAATAACAAATACCTCAAATGACAAAAAGTATATTGGTAAGAAGTTGGCTAAGTTTGCCAAAACACGATACAAGATGCACACACAGAAAAATGGCAAACGAGTAAAGAAGAAGATTCGTTCATATGTGGACAGTGATTGGCGGACATATTATGGATCAAGTGAAGCTCTCGCCAAAGACATTGAACTAATTGGACACAGCCACTTTCAACGAGAGATCTTGCGTATGTGCTACTCCAAAGCGGAATGCAGTTATTACGAAGCCAAAGAGCAGTTTTATAATGGCGTACTAGAAACTGCTGATTGGTATAATGGGCAGATATCAGTGCGTTGTCACAAGAATCACATTTTGGACAAGTTCTAGATTGACTCCGCTGCCACTAGGTGCTATACTATGTGTATGGTGTTATTTTACACTGACATTTAAGTAGAACATAAATGAATTCTAACGAAACCCTTATGGATCAGATCCGTCGCCTTAATGATCAAGAAGCCGTTAAGCACGAACTGCGTAAACAAGAGGCCATAAATAAGATTAGAGAACTTCGTCGTGCCCAAAGAGAGCAGGAAGAGCTCAAGCACAGGGAAAAACATTATGGGTGATAGATTATTTTTAAGTGAGTTTGTTCAAGGCACAAGAACAGCTCAGGTGTTTCAGCGTAGAATAGAACTGGATTATGTGGTCTATTGTTTCTGTTGCGGCCACGAAGCAGAGACAGAACCATTTGAGACAGAACAAACAGCAGAAGATTGGGCAGAAGATTGGGTGCAAAAGTCTGTGGAATTACCAGAATTAGAGGCCCTAGTTGGACCAGAAGGATGTGGTTGCAGTGATTGATCCTAAACCCAATTTGAGTCTTGCAGGCATTAGTGCCAATATAGACCATTATGAAAGTCGTGTGCAAACTGCCAAAGATTGTTGGGAACAAGAACTTCAACAACTGCAATATTGGCTTGATCAACTAGAACAACTTCAACCCACAAGTGACTCTGTGAGGTTGTGACAGCGGACTGGGGGTGCTACCCTTGTTCTACCACTTCCCCCTGTAGTGGTCCGCGAAACAGGGGACTTTTATTAACCTACAATAAATACACAGATGAAGATCACAATACTTTTAGTAGCACTTGCACTCACAGGTTGTGCGGCACCATTTCAAATGTATGCCCATTGGCAAAACTCACAGGACCCCTGCCAAAGACAAAACAACGGTGGTAATTACCCTGATTGGTGTGGAGCAGGTGCAGGCAAGAGCTACATCTACAAGGGCACAGGTGGAGCACCTGTTGGTTATGTCAAAAAGAATTGAACTAGAGTGGCGGCCTATAATGAACTGGTATGAGCACAGTGAAATCAAGATGTATGACTACATCAAGGTTCGTGAACGAGAGTCTAGGCAAACTCTATTTGAAAATATCAAATACAGTGATTTTGGAGACCACACATTCTATCAAGGTGGCTGGGGACCTGAACCAATGATTTGGAGTGTGAATCAAGAACAGGGCTATGTTTGGTGTACAGAAGCAAGGCAGGAACAAATACAGCAATGGGTTCGTGATACGGTATTCAATTGTGCTCCAGGAAATGACTGATTTTTTTAGACCACAATAAATAACACTATGCCAAGAACAGGACTCAGGCCACACACCTGGAAGATACAGGGAGAATTACCGCACCAGCAGAACATTGCTTGGCAACGGGCCAAAGCACAGGCCAATTATCGCAATGAAGTATGGCTGTTATCATTTGAAGACTATCAAAGACTTTGGCAGGGAGTTTGGCAGTTTCGTGGCCGTGGCAGAGATGAATATGTAATGATGCGTGAAGATCACAATGGAGCCTGGGTTGTAGGCAATGTTGTAGTCGCCCGTAGATATGAATACCTGCGTAGACAAGCACAGTATAGAGGATAATAAAATGGCAAAAAGAACTTATGATGACAAACTCAAGAACATTCTAGATTGGGTTGAAATAACCAACTATCATTGGCACCAACTCAAAGGTGAAATGTTCAATGACGAACAGTTTTGGGATGACACCCTACACGCAATGATCAATGATGATTGGTGGGATTGGGTTGACATTGCCCCTGCACTGAAAATACAGTATGAAACAGAATGGCGTAGATATCCCAAACTAGATGACAGCACAGAGGCTGTTCACAAGGATCTAATGTTGGGCAAAGCAGTCACCAAGAAAAGCCGCAAGGGCAAGAACTTTCAAGCATTTCGCTTGCTGATGAATATCAAGGACTTTGTGAACGACATCACAGGACAACCTACTACTCAATACACAGCCAAAGATCGTGAGCCTGTGCCAGAACCTACACCCAAAGAACTCTTGTTCTCATTTGAATAATGGATGACTTTCACAACACGGGCTGGGACCCACATCAAGAACTGGTAAATGCCAAGCACAACATTGGCCTACTAATTAATGGACACAACAACAATCAAGCCTTGATGGCAGATCTAGTTGAACAACATCGTCAATTGGTTGGCTTGATAAAAAGCACTAGACTGCAATTGGATCTACTTCGCAATGAAGTAAACATCTTAAGAGCACAAAACACTCAATAAACAAGCCAGATTCATAGCACGACAATAAATATTGCTATGAATACAATCATTGACAGCGGTGCCATCACCGCACGACCACCAATGCCTAAATCACAGGCTACGGTTGAAGAGCCACATCAGGATTTAACCAAGTATCCTAAATGGGAGTATCCTCAACGCAAGGATCCCAAGTGGGGTGAAGTCACCAAGCAGGGTCTAATCGTAGGCCGTGAAAAGCGTGTGGTCCCCCCAGATGAAGTCTACAAATTAGCAGAACTAGGCTGCACCAACAAAGAAATAGCAGAGTGGTTTATGATCAAGGAAGACACCCTAAACTACAACTTTTGCGATTATCTAACAAAAGCCCGTGCTGGAATGAAACGCCGTTTAAGAGCCGTGCAATTACAAACAGCACTGAATGGCAATGCTACTCTACTAATATGGTTGGGCAAACAGTATCTAGGACAATCAGATACGCCAGCTAACAGTCAAGATCAAGAAGCACTGCCTTGGAACGATGAATGATCACAGTTCCTGGATTTACACTACTTTGCCTCTGCATTGGTTGTCTTTGTCTTTTAGCCATCTATAAGGGCTGGTAATGCCCCTAAGCCAAGCACAGGACCAAGTGGCCAACGATCTAACACGATTTCGTGTGGTAGTTGCTGGTAGACGCTTTGGCAAGACACATTTGTCTATTAGAGAACTTTGCAAACACGCCAAAGAACCAGGGCGTGAAGTATGGTATGTGGCCCCTACCTACAAGATGGCCAAGCAAATTGTGTGGCGTAAATTAAAGAATAAATTACAAGATCTCAACTGGGTAAAGAAAGCAAATGAAACAGAACTCACTCTTCAACTTAGGAATGGCAGTGTTATCTCTCTCAAGGGAGCTGATAATTATGATAGTCTACGCGGTGTTGGTCTTGACTTTATTGTGCTTGACGAGTTTGCAGACATTGATCCAGAAGCTTGGTATGAAACTCTTAGACCTACTCTCTCTGACAAGCAGGGTCGTGCTCTTTTCATTGGCACACCCAAGGGCGTTGGCAACTGGGCTTATGAAATATATCAAAACTCCATAGACAATGCAAACTGGCAGAGCTATTCATTTACCACCATTGACGGTGGTCGTGTGCCCCCAGAAGAAATAGAAGCTGCCAAGCAGGATCTAGATGAACGCACCTTTAGACAAGAATACCTAGCCACCTTTGAAACATTTGCAGGCAGAATCTATTATGGCTTTGACCGTGCCCACAATGTTAAGAGTTGGGACAAACCCATTCCTGATGTGGTCTACATAGGTATGGACTTCAACATAGATCCTATGAGTGCAGTCATAGCAGTAAGAGAGGGAGATACACTTTATGTCATTGACGAAATCCGCCTGTTTTCTTCTAACACCCAAGAAGCAGTGGCTGAAATTAAGAGCAGATACGGGCGTAGTAAAATCTTTGTCTATCCAGATCCCGCAGGACACCAAAGGAAAAGCTCAGCAAGCGGTGCTACTGACATCACCATCCTGTCTAATGCAGGGTTCGTGGTCAAAGCACCTAGACACCACACTCCAGTGCGAGATAGAATCAACGCAGTCAACTCAAGATTGTGCAGTTCAAGTGGCATTAGACACCTCTATATTGATCCCAAGTGTAAATACACTATTGAAGGACTTGAGCGTCAAACCTACAAAGAAGGAAGCAGCCAGCCAGACAAAGACGGTGGATACGACCATATGAATGACGCACTAGGTTATATGGTAGATTACCTATTCCCAGTAAAGCGGGACATAGACCCAGATACAACACAGCCAAGACGCTGGTCACACGCCTTGGCTTAAATAGGATATAAAAATGAACATAATTCAAACGCTATCAGACGAACTTAAAGCATTATTGCAAGGTAATCTACTCTATGAAACCTACTTCCCACAGTGGCAGTATCTATTAGAATCATATGTTGGCGGCCAGGAATACAAAGATGCACAACACCTAACACGCTATCAACTTGAAACAGACAACGAATACCAGGCTCGTATTCGCACAACACCTTTAGAAAATCACTGCCAGTCTGTGATATCAGTTTATAATTCATTCTTGTTCCGTGAAGATCCTGAGCGTGAATTTGAAGGACTTGAATCCTTTCCTGAATTAGAAGACTTTTTAAATGATGCAGATTTTGATGGTCGCAGTCTCAACGCATTTATGAAAGATGTGGCTACCTGGACCTCAGTGTTTGGTCACGCTTGGATTATGGTTTCAAAGCCCAATGTGGGTGCTATCACAGTGGCAGATGAACAGGCTCTAGGTGTTAGACCTTATGTGAGTCTACTAACTCCTATGGTTGTGTTAGACTGGCAATATAGTCGTGCTCCTAGTGGACGCATTGCACTAAGTTATTTTAGATATCTAGAAGAAACCACAGGTGATCTAAGAACAGTCAAAACTTGGACACCAGATCTAATTACTACTTCTATTGTTGACACCAAGAAAGCAGTTCTACAAGAAGAAATAGTAGAAGTCAACGGCCTGGGAATGATCCCAGCAGTCTGTGCCTACAATGGCCGTTCAATCATCCGTGGCTTTGGCATAAGTGACATCGCTGATATTGCTGATGCACAAAAGTTTATCTACAATGCAACCTCAGAAGTAGAACAGTCAATCAGAATGGATAGCCATCCTAGTCTGGTTGTTACCCCAGAGACCAAAGTGGGCACAGGATCAGGTGCATTGATCCATATGCCAGAGAATCTGGATCCAGGCTTAAAGCCATACCTACTAGAGTTTGGCGGTGCTTCAGTTGATTCAATCTACAAGGCCATTCAACACTCAATAGACTCAATAGACAAGATGGCCAATACTGGTGCAGTTCGTGCCACAGAAAGCAAAGTTATGAGTGGTGTTGCAATGGAAACAGAATTTCAATTGCTGAATGCACGCCTAAGTGAAAAGGCAGATAACCTAGAATTAGCAGAAGAACAAATGTGGACCATCTGGTGCAAGTATATGGGCGTCTCTTGGCAGGGTAGCATAGACTATCCAGGTTCATTCAACATTCGTGACACTGGTCAAGAAATCACACAACTGCAACAGGCCAAAGCAGCCGCCACTGACCCTGTGGTTCTACGCAAGATAGATGAACATATCCTAGAGTGGATGGGCGAAGAAGATGAAGATCTACCATTCATTGATCCTAATCCACAGCCAGGTAGACTGTATCCTGATGGTGAAGAGATCAATGCCAACTTGCCTAATGCCTATCAACCTGCTTCAAACCCAGAAGTTCCACCTAGTGAAAACTGTGGCAATTGTGAATACTACAAACCTGGTGAACTCTACTGCACCAAGTTTGATGCATCTGTTCGTGCAGTCTACTGGTGTGCCAAGTGGGAGCCATATGAAGAAATGTCTAGTGTTATGACTGCTGAATTAATGGCACAGATTCAAGAAATGATTATGACTGGTATGACCAATGCTGAGATAATGGCAGCACTACCAGGTATTACTGTAGAAGATATTGTGAAAGCGGCAGCTGAAGCCGCAAGAAACAACAACTAAGGAGACTACTATGGGAATGGGAAGAGGTCGTGGAAGAGGCAAAAAGCCACCAAAGCGTTAATTGGCGTGAATACTTCAAAAGCATTCGTACAGAATGTCCGTGGAGTTACAAGGCTGATCAACAAAGACTTATAGATATTACATCGTGGAAGGGTGAGGTATTACCTCTAGGTAATTACCAGGCCCGTGTCTATCTAATTGAAGTCAGTAATCAAGAAGTTGAAGCATTGGCCAGTGCATTAGATCACGGTGAAGATGAATGGTTGTTTTCATATCCTGGTTATGGTGAGTTTGCTACACCAGTGACAGTGTTGATACAACAGAATAGAAAACAATTAAATGATTTAAGGAATAAATTAAATGCCAATACATAAAGCAACAGGTCCTAGAGGTGGCAAAGGCTGGCAGTATGGAGAGAGTGGTAAAGTCTATCCTACTCGTGCTAAAGCAGTAAAACAAGCACAGGCAATAAAAGCCAGTCAGGCTGCCGCAAAGAAGAAGAAATAATCGTTTATTGCCGTGATTTAACCGCACGGCTATAAATATAACATTAACCACTCCAAGGAGGCGATGCACAATGTCAGAAAATACATTGGTAAACGACACGGCAACTGATGCCACAGGCGTAACTGAAAATCAGGCACCAGAGACTAAGACCTATAGTCAACAAGAAGTAGACAATATGATGGCCCGTATGAAGGGTTCATTGGAAAAGAAACTTCTAAAACCCTATGAAGATCTAGGCGATCCTACTGAACTTCGTAACATCAAAAGTGATTACGAAAAGCGTCAACAGGAACAACAGATCAAGCGTGGAGAGTTTGAAAAGACACTACAGGAATTGGCCTCTAAAAAAGATGCTGAGATCTCTAAGAGAGATAGTATCATTAAAGAATACAAAGTGAATGTGCCTATTCTTTCAGCCGCTGCCAAATACAATGCGGTAAATGCTGATCAGGTTAAGGCTCTACTTGCAACTAATGTAAGACTTAATGATAATGGTGATGTAGAAGTAGTAGACGGTAAGGGCAGTGTCAGATACAACGACAAAGGCGAAAGTCTTGGAGTTGATGACCTAGTGCGAGAATTCTTAGATTCCAATCCGCATTTTAAACTTGCTAATCCTACAACTACAAATACCAAAAGCAATATAGCAAGCAAGGGCAATGCTCAGTTGGATGTATCTAAATTAGATATGAACAACCCAGAACATCGTGCCTTGTATAGAGAACATAGAAAGACATTGGGTCTTTCCTAACTTAACTAAAGGAGTCTTAAATGACTATTACTAACACAACAACCCTCAACGACCTAATGCCAAGTATCGTTGCAGAAGCATTATTCGTGGCAGGCGAGCGTTCTATTATGCGTCCATTGGTTCGCAATTATACTATCGCAGCTGGACAAGGTAAGACTGTAACAGTTCCTATCTATCCCAAGCAGACAGCGGCAGCATTAACTGAAGCAACTGCACCTAGTTTCACAGCAATTTCTACAGATGGTGCTACACTAACTGTATCAGAAGTTGGTCTAACTGCACAGATCAGTGATTTGGCTATTATGGCTTCAGCAAGTAATGTTGTTGCAGACATTGGTCGTTTGTTTGGCGAAGCAATTGCTCGCAAGATGGACAGCGATCTATTAGCATTGGCCAACGGTCTATCAACTACTGTTGGTGGCGTTTCTACTGCTGGCACACCAGCATTGATTTTCCAAGCAATCGCTAAACTTCGTGCTCAAGGTTACGACACAGCCAATGACTGTGCTATCGTTCTACATCCTAATGTAGCCTATGATATTGCCAGCACATTGACATCTACTTTTGCCGCTCCAGCTTCTATGGTTGGTAATGACGCATTGCGTAACGGTTTTATGGGTATGCTAGGTGGCGTTCCTGTTTATCAGTCTAGCTTGATTGCTCAGTCTACTGCTTCTAGCAATGCCACTGGTGACTATGCTAACTTAATTTTCCACAAAGACGCATTTGGTCTAGCAATGATGAAAGACATCACAATTGAAAGTCAGCGTCAAGCTGCCAAGCGTGGTTTTGACATTGTTGGTTCCGCAATCTATGGTGTTGGTGAATTGTATGACACAGCTGGTGTTTGCGGTATATTTGATTCCAGCATTGAGTAATTAGGAGAATAGAATGGCTTTCGTAACTGAAAATAGCACGGTAATCAGCTTTGCTGAATTCCAAGATGTGGTTGACAAAGACTCACGGTTGTTTGAAGCCAACGAAGGCCTTTCTGATGACGCAGTAGAAACACAATTAGTAAGAGCAACAGAACGCATTTTATCCAAATTGCGTGCCAGTGCTTGGTGGAGAGAATACTACATCAAGCGCGATACGGCCACGGTATATAATACTGCCGCTGATATCCCTGCTGTGAACCCTAATAGGATCAAAGCTCGTGTAAATGACTTTACAGATCTATGTGTTTATACTGCACTTTCAGAATACATTTTACCTTCAATTGCTGACTTTGGCAACCAAGACAGTGCAGAGCGTCAGAAGATGGCCTACTACATTCAACGATCAGAAAGTTTATTTGGTGAACTTATTACTTCTGGTGATTGGTATGACTTTGACAATGACAACACAGTGGAGTCAGGAGAGAAGTCACCAGGCCAGTATAACATTAAGAGAGTAAGATGAGAACAGAAGTCATTGATTATCTACAGACACAAAATTTTGGCACATTCATTGTCAGCACTGAATTGCCATTTAGTGAAAGTGGAACACCTCTATACATCAAGAACTTGAAAAAGGTCTATGTAGGAGTTGATCAATACATTGTTGAACCCATCATTACTACTCTTGGTGGTGTGAATATTACCAGAGACACTGTGGCCGTTACTGTTTACCTTGCTAACGATGCAAAGTCATTAACACCAAACTACGATGAAGTTGTTGGTCTCATAAGAGCTGCCAAGAACATACTACCCGCTGCTGGTTTCTCCAGTAGGGAAGTAGATGTTCAGACCAGTTTTGAAGCTGACAAACTTGTCACACAAATAGAATTACGATTCATTAAACTAACATAAGGAGCCAATTATGGCATATATCAGTCCAGGACCAGGCAGTGCTAATGCAATTATTTTGACATTAGATGTTGCCTCATCAGAAACAGATATCACACAAGCCGCAGGAGCATTAACAGTTTCAGGCTTGCAAGATATCACAATCAACGCCGCTAACGATGTCTTTACTTGGAGTCAGCTAGACACCACAGCAAAGAAACAGGTAGCAACAACCTCTACCAACTCAATCTCTATGAACTTGGTAGTTGACGATGCAGTTTTCTTTGGAACATTGATTACTGCAACTGCAACAGGAACCATTGCTGAACAAGGTCTATTAGGTTGCAGCCGCAACAAGACTTTGATCAACTTCATCTTGAAGTTTGTTGAAAGCACAAGTGGTCAAGCAACTGCTGACCGCTATATCAAGGGTGTAGGTTACATCACTGGTCTAGCACCAACAGTATCAGCTGATGCACCTGTCTGGGTAACACCAATTACTATTACAGTTGCTGGTGAATACACAGTAGCAGCGACCTAATCCCAACCTGGGAGCGAATCACGAAAGTGACTGAAAGGGGGTGTAAAAACCCCCTTTCTTTTATGGTCAACTAAATACAAGAGGTAGACATATGGATGTATTAGATAAAAAGACAGACAAGCAATTGCTTGAAAGTCTTGTAGCAGAAATTGCCAAAGCCACTAATGAAATCAAGTGTGCTCGTGGCGATATAGAAAAAGCACAGAGTCGTATCAAGTTTATGCTTGTACTGTCTCATACACTGATTGAAAGACAAGGAGATTAAAAGATGAAACTTTCACAAATCGCAGCAAAACCAAAACTAATCCCGTTCACTATTGACGATGAAGCCACCGTCAAGGAGTTTGGGGAGCCTGTTGAATTCTATTCTTGGGATAGACAACCATTGGAAATGTTTATGAAACTGGCCAATGCAGATCAACAGGATATGGCCTCAATGATTGGTCTAGTAAAGACCTTGATCCTAGATGAAGAAGGCAAAGAGATTATCAAAGGTGATAATATGTTGCCTAGTAGTCTATTGATCAAAGTAATTGCAAAAGTAGTAGAAACATTGGGAAAGTAGTAGGGCAAGAAGTTGAGTGGGATAGCACTGAAATCAGTTTGATACTCACACTCAACAACCTCGCCAAAGAATATGGGTTGTTGCCCAGCGAGGCCCTAGGCAGAGCAACAACATTTGATTTATATGTGCTGGATGTCAGCACAAGATGGTTGTCACACAGACAAGATATTGCA